TAAATTGGATTCCAATTTATAGACAAGTCATAAGCACAATCTAAAACATTATAAACCCCAGCAGCCCCTGACACTTTAGCATTCCATGAATGTGCTATTCCAGAACCGCTATTTAAATTATTAACAGCTAATTTGTTAGCTATAGAACCAGAAAGGTCAGAAAAGCTAGAAAAAGAAACAGATGCTTGGACTTTAGAATTCGGATTTATTGCTAACCCAAATCTAGAAGGGTAAAAAGAACCGGTAATACCAGCTATTACAACTTGAACTGGAATAATTGTTTCTGGGAAGCTATTAGCGAAGACCCCTGTTTTTACATAATCAAATGATTTATAAATAGGATCTGAAATATTCGGGAAATAAGTAAAATCTATATTTGTTTCATCTGCTTTAGTTTTTACTACCTGAGAAGAGTTTTGTCTACCGATTACATAAGTAGAGTTTATATTTCTAGAGATGCCAATAGATGCATTTTGAGCCAGAACTACTCCTGACCCAAAATGCGAATTAAAAACTACTTCACATTCATTAAAATATTTCATCCTTTTACCTTATTTCAAATACCCTCTGTACCTTACCGTTATACCTACAGGAGAATTTACACTAGCGGATAAGTCTTCGGAAAAATCAATAAAATAGCATAATGAGTTACCAAAATTAAAATTTACTGAATTTCCATTAAAATCTTTAGTATTAATGTAAAAATTACTTATATTTTTTAAATTGTAAGACAAGTCTGATAGTTTTTGTAATGAATAACTATCTTGAGTTATATTAAATTCACAACTTACCTCAAGAGGATAGATTGTTTTTACAGAAAATGGAGCAGAAGATCCTAGGTAATATGCGGGGCTTCTATTGGCGTTAATATTTAAATTGAATGAATTAACTCTGTTTGTCGTAAAATCTCCAATTCCTATATCTATCGTATTAGAATTAACTAAAGAAACCGCATTAGATTGGTTAAAAGAACCTGCGGAAGCTATTGATCCTGCATCATTATAAACTTCAAAATTAGCTCTTACTGTAGGGACTTCTCCGATTTGAGCCCCACAAGTGTAAGAAGTTAAGTAACCGCTTTGAAATCCAAACAATATATTAGAACTTGGGTTTGCTTTTTTAGTTACGAATCCATAAACTCCGACTTCTCCGGTATAAGCTAGGAAATCATTTGTTGTTGTTAATAAGCTGGTTACAGATAAAGAGCCAGCCTTTACTCCCTCTGGAGCATAAAAGCTGCTATTCATACCAAGATATTTGATATGTTGTACTGGCATTTGATAGGACGCTTGAATGTCCTGAACGCCATGAACTTGGGTTTGATTTAAGTAAAAATCCAAGTTCTGTTTATTTAGTCGAGATAATGCCATCTTATTTTAATATTTACACAAAAAAGTGTAATAATAAGTTGATAAAAGGTAAAAGGATATGTCTAGCTCTATTTTTAACATCAGCGCATGGAACCAATCTGCTGTATACAATAAGCATGATATTATTGTATATACAGATAATCGATATTATTATGCCAAAGAGGCGGTTCCAGCGAACAATCCACCTGTATATTCTAGCGTAATATCTAATTCTAATGCTTATTGGGGTGGTTACTATCAACATCCATTAGTAAAAAAAGACTATCCTTTTTTTATTTGGAAGCCTTCTTACCAAACTCAAGCTAGTTTTGATCCAAAAGTTAATGTTATTAAGTATGGAGATGGTTATGAAAAGAGAGTAAGCGATCAGATTAACTTTAATCTTCTTAACTTCGATCTCAACTTTGATGGATTAACTTTAGATGAATGCACTGCTATCCTTCATTTCTTAAGTGCAAGATCAGCTAAAACCGCTTTTATATATTACCCATCTGCTCCGTATTTAGTAGCAAGCACAGATGCTAAATTATTCGTATGCAGAAGGTGGAGTTCCTCTAATCCATTTTTCAATAATTTCTCTATAAAAGCAACATTTGAAGAAGTACCAGCATAATTTATGGCTACACAAGCAGAAATAAAAAACGCATCTTTAAAAGTAAACACGGAGTTCTTCTCTCTTGAGCCTTCCTCTATCATTTCTTTGTTTGAGGTAGACTTGACTGAAATTGGATTTGATACTTCGTCTCAATTTGTAATTAATATTAAAAACTTTCAAATAAATTTACCGGGAGCAGAACGTGGTGTTTTTGATTATCGCATAATTCGATTACATAATAATCTTAAGCTCGGAAGGAGCATTATCTATTGGAAGGGTAACGCTTATTTACCTGCTCCTATCGCTACAGAAGGATTTGAAACAGCTTCAAGAGGTGTATTTCCAAAACCAAAAGTACAGATTTCTTTTTCTGATGAAATGCTTGATGTGTTCAGCCTTTTTAGAGGTACAGTTGATTTTGGAGATTTAATTGGAGCAAAGTTTACAAGAATTAGGACTTTTGCAAAATTCCTTGATAGATCTAATTTCTATCAAAGTGACGGGGTTTCTGCGCTGTCTCCAGATAAACTGATTATTCCAGATGGGTTTGATCCAGATCCTAATTGTGAATTTCCTAGAGATATTTATTATTTTGATAGAAAATCTTCTGAAAATAAGGACAGTATTCAATTTGAATTATCAAGCGCAATAGATTTGGACAGAGCGAAACTACCAAAAAGAAGAGTCCTAAGCTATGTCTGCCCTTGGCAGTATAGAGGAGAAGGCTGTCTATATGAATACAAAACAAGATTGAACGAGGATACTCATGGCACTACTACGCCAATCCCAAATAAGAGCGATTCAACTGGAGACAAAGCACCAATTTGCGGCACAGAAGATGACCAAATAATTTCTAAGATGAGTGTTTTTTCTGGAACTACTATTTCCAATGATCCTACTCTTTGGACTTTATCAACTACTTACAAAAAAGGAAATGTAGTTTACATTACAAAAAAGAACATCAATTTTTATTTCATAGCAAAAACAAATGTACCTACGAATATCCCCCCACCAAATGGACAATATTGGATAGCTGATCAATGCTCTAAGAGCATAAAAGGATGCAAGATAAGATTTGGAGAAAATGCATTGCCATTCGGAGGATTCTATGGCGTTTCTAATTACAATAGAGGGGCGTTGTAATGGTTTCAGAAGAGATAAAAGCTAAAATAAAAGCACATGCATTAAAGGAAAATCCCGAAGAATGCTGCGGTCTTTTAGTTTTAGATAGGAAAAATGTATTAGACGCTTTTCCATGCCGCAATGTTGCTCAAGATAAAGAAAACGAATTTGTTGTATGTCAAATGGATTACTTAAAGGCGTCAATACATGGCAAAATAATCGGTATTTACCACTCTCATTGTATCCAAGATAACTCATTTTCAGAATTAGATAAGCAAATAAGCCATAAACTTAATTTAAAAAATATTGTTTACATACTTAAAAGAGACTCTTTCGAAGAGTATTCACCAGAAAATTACTATAACAAATACATTAATAAAGATTTTGTAATTGGTGAATCTGATTGTTTATCAATAGTGGAGAATTACTATAATCAAGAATTTGGAATTAAAATTTTCCACTACGAAAGAGGGGCAGATTGGGATAAAAACTACGAAGAACTTGTAAAGCACAAACTTGCAGAGTTTTGCGACTCACAAAGTTTCGACAACTTCTTCGAAAAAGAAAACTTTATTAAAATTGAAGGTATAGAAAACGCTAAAAACCACGATATAATAGTATTTAAATATTTCGACAACTACCCTTCTCATTTTGGAATTTACCTTGGGCAAAGCTACATTTTACACCAACCAAGAAACAAAAAATCAGTCATTGAAAAACTAACCGGTGCAGAGAAAAGAAGAATATACTGCTTTGCAAGGAGCAAAGAACTATGCTAACGGAAGAGATTAAATTACAAATTATTAAACACGCAGATTCTTCTAATAATGAAGTTTGCGGATTTTTGGCATATACAGACGAAGGAATCGAAGTTCAGAAAAAAGAAAACCTCATTAATTCTGCCACTGAATTTATGATGAAAGTTGATGAGCAGTCTGATTACGCTGCTTATTATCATTCTCATATTGATTTTGACCAGATATCAGATGCCGACATGATTGTATCTGAAAGACTTGGACTTACCTGTATTGTTTACAATAAACAAAGTGGCACCTTTCATACTTATTCTCCTAATGGTTATAGGATTCAGTACGAAGGAAGACCTTTCCTTTTAGGTTTTGCAGACTGCTTTTGGTTAGTGAAAGATTATTTTTGTCATGATTTAAATATCCATCTTACACCAGAGCAAGAAGTATTGAAAGAGAATCTGAGTAAAGAACAATACGAATTAGCGATGGTTCAAAGATTTAGCAATGAAGCTGAAGTGTTAAGAACTAATGATTATTTAAAGACTTATTTTGAAATGAATGGGTTTAGACAAGTTTCTAATTTAAAGAAAAACGATGTCCTTATCATGAGGACAAAAGATTTTAATTTTCCCATTCACTGCGCTGTTTACCTTGGGGATGATACGATATTACACCATCCCGGCAATAATCTTTCCCTTACCGAAAAGCTTTCTAAGCAGCACAAAAAATGGGTAATTTACATAATGAGACATCACCTTTATGACTAGCATCACCTTACACGGAGAAATAGCAGAACAAGTAGGAAGAGAAAACTGGAATTTAAAAGTAAATTCCATAAAGGAAGCATTGCGAGCTATTCAAGTGCTTTCTAAAGGTAAGCTATTAAAATATCTAATAGGAGCAGCGGATAAAAGCGTAGAATACAAGGTGTTAGTTAACAAAAGAGAAATACTTAATGCAGAAACAATTAGTTTAGAAAAGCCAGAGTCTATACTTAATTCTGAACTAGTAATGATAAATGAAAAACTAGAGACTTTAGATATAGTCCCACTTATTAAAGGTGCTGGTGGTGGAGGTAATAGCACTACTAAAGGAGTGTTAGCTTTAGTGCTTGGAGTTTTATTAATAGCTTCGGGCATAGGAGCGGCAGGAGGAGTTACATTCCTTGGCATGGCAGGAGTTAAAGGAGGCTTGGGTGCAACCATATTATCTAGCGCACTAATTGGAGCGGGTCTTGGCCTAGCAGTAACAGGCGTTACTTTATTAATGATGTCTCCTCCAAAATTTGATGATTTTAGAAAAATCCAAGAAGATGGCAGCAAACCAAATTACTTATTTGACGGACCTTCTAACATTCTTGGAGAGGGCGGTCCAGTTCCAATTGGCTATGGCAGAATGATAATAGGATCTCAGACTGTCCAAATTTCCTTAAACAATGTTGAACTTGATACAAAGTCAACATCAGCAGACGTAAAAGACCAAATTAATAATATCTAAAAATGAACAATCTTGAAGATTTTAAATACATAAAAGGTTTTGGTGGTGGTGGAGCCACTCAAGCTCCGACACCAACCCCTGCATATGAAGATACTGAGGGATTTCTATATGATGGTCTTACATATAATGTATATCAATTTGCAAAAGTAAAAGATCTTTTATCAGAGGGTCCAATTGGTGGTT